GACAACGTGTTTACAACATGTAACTTTGGTGCATTAGGATACGGAGTTGCGTTTGGTAAAAACATGACTATTGACGGTAGTGAAGCAAACGGAACAGCTTTTGGTCCAAAAAATAATATATTCTCAGATTGTGTGTTTACAAGTACTTCGAGAGAAGCAATGCTAATGACACACGGTACGTACAATGTTAGTCGTAATAACAAATATATTACATGCGGAAACAATGGTGGATCAGATGATATGCCTATTACTGCTATACTAAGTTTTGCTGAACTAGGTAACGACAGTATTAGTGATTACTTTACAAGAACTAAAGTTCTTTCATATACGCAAGGTACTATCTTAACTAAGACAGCTACACTTACAGCAGGCCAGGTATTAGTTACTGTAGCTGACACTACAGGAATTATTCCTGGACAGTTGTGTACAGTAGATACTGGCACAGGCGAGTTTGGTACTTCTAGAGTTACAGTAGTGAGTGTAGATAGTCTTACACAGTTTAGTGTAGATGTACCACACCTAACTAGCGGCTCAATTGGATTTAGTATACTATCTGCTATTATTACTAGTATTCCGTATATTCCAGAAGTAGAAGGCCCATGCAACTTTGAATGGGGATTTGAACATAGTGTATCAATCACTGCTGGTTTAAATCAAACAATCTTTAGATTACCAAAATTAGCTAACCAATGCTTTGATATTGATTATATGTCAATTGGCACCTCACAGTACAACGGAGTACGCTCTGGCACATTGTCAGTATTAGTTAGTGCAATAAATGATTCAGGCAATGGCACACCAGCTGTAATTGTTACTGATGAGTATAGTATGCTAGGTAATAATAATGTTGTTGACAATATAAGTTTTGATGCTATAATAAGTGATATAGACGGAGACTCTACGTCGGATACAATACTAATAAAAAGTAATACTGCCGGCATAATATCTTCGACTGCAACTACCAAGTTTAAATTTAGAGTCAAAACAAAGCAAATAGCATTATAAATGTCTAATAGTACATACGAACAACGCCTGGTAGTCTGGTCGACTTTCAGGAACGAGTTGGAGTCTTCAAAAACTCCTTTGCAAGATGTGATAGAGTTTTACAAGTCTATTCCTATTGTCTCGATATACACAGACCCGTGGGACAAGGAGACTTGGCCTACACCCTGGGAGTTAGTTAATGAAAATCAGTACTGCGAATTCTGTCGTGTACTAGGATACTGCTTTTCTTTACAGTTAACTGAACGCTTTAATGACGCTCAATTCGAGATACATATCAGTACTAGTGAAGCATTAGTTTATTACTATTTGCTTTACGTAAACAAAGAATATGTATTGGGATATGATAGCAACAACGTTGTTAGTATAGATGCATTGCCATCTGAACTAGAACCGCAAGTTGTCTATCAGATGACCAATATAAAATAAATAATTTAACAACGAAACACGAGAATAAAAGGATAAAGATATGATTCAAGTCACTAAGCGAGGCGGACACAAAGAAGTACTAGATATTGAAAAGTTACACAAAGTTGTATTTCATGCATGTGAAGACATTACAGGCGTCAGTCCAAGTGAAGTAGAAATCAAAAGTCAAATTCAATTTTACAGTGGTATAACTAGTAAAGAGATTCAGGAAACGCTTATTAAAGCAGCAGCCGATCTTATTACAGAAGAGACTCCTAACTATCAATATGTTGGTGGCAGGCTTGTTAATTATGCATTACGTAAGGAAGTATATGACGGATACGAACCCTGGCATGTTAGTAAACTTGTAGAACGCAATACTGCTAGCGGGTTTTATGATCCAGAACTTGTAACAAAATATAGCGCAGACGAGTGGGATAAAATTAACACTTTCGTTAAACACGAGCGTGACGAAAATCTAACTTATGTTGCTATGGAACAGTTGCGTGGCAAGTACCTATGTCAAAATAGAGTAAGCGGTGAGATCTTTGAAACACCACAAATGTGCTATATTCTTATTGCAGCAAGTTTGTTTCAAGACTATCCTACGGAAACAAGGTTACACTGGGTTAAGGATTATTATGACGCAATTAGTTTACATGATATTAGTCTGCCAACTCCTGTTATGGCTGGTGTACGCACACCGCAGCGACAATTCAGTTCGTGCGTCCTTATTGAGACTGATGACAGCCTTGATAGTATTAACGCTACTGCTGCCGCTGTTGTTAAGTACGTAAGTCAAAAAGCAGGTATAGGTATTGGTGGAGGAAGCATACGTGCTATCGGTTCGCCAATCCGCAAAGGCGATGCATATCACACAGGTATCATTCCTTTCTATAAGCATTTCCAGTCAGCAGTTAAGTCATGCAGCCAAGGTGGTGTACGTGGTGGCGCAGCAACTATATACTACCCTGTATGGCATCTCGAAGTAGAAGACATGCTAGTGCTAAAGAACAATAAAGGCACCGAAGAGAACCGTGTACGACACATGGACTATGGTGTACAGTTTAACAAGTTGATGTATGAAAGACTTATACAAGGCGGCGATATAACTTTATTCTCGCCAGCAGATGTTCCAGGACTATACGATGCATTTTTTGCAGACCAAGACAGGTTTAAAGAACTTTACGAAACAGCAGAGCGCAACACACGCATACGTAAGAAGACAATTAAAGCAATTGATTTGTTTAGTAGCTTTATGGAAGAGCGTAAGAACACAGGACGCATTTACTTGCAGAATGTAGATCATGCAAATAGCCACGGAAGCTTCTTACCAGAACTTGCACCTATTAAACAGAGCAACTTGTGTGCAGAAATTACATTGCCAACTAAGCCACTTAAAGATCTAAACGATCCTGAGGGTGAAATTAGTTTATGTACGCTAAGTGCTATCAACTGGGGGAACATTCGTACTCCGGCAGAATTTGAGCGTGTATGTCGCTTGGCAGTACGTGGACTTGATGCACTACTAAGTTATCAAAACTATCCAATCCTAGCAGCACAGTTATCCACAGAGAAGCGCCGTCCTTTAGGCGTTGGTATTATTAACTTTGCATACTGGTTGGCAAAGAATGGTCTAACTTATCAAGATATTGATACTGACGGACTTGCACTTATTGACGAATGGGCAGAAGCATGGAGCTTCTACTTAATCAAAGCAAGTGCTGATATGGCAGTAGAATTTGGTGCCCCAACTGGCAACATGGAAACAAAGTACGGACACGGTATTACACCTAATCAGACGTATTCAAAAGCACTAGACGAATTAGTGCCACATGTTGAACGTCAAGACTGGACAGGATTACGTGAGCAACTAAAAGCAACAGGTATCCGTAATAGTACACTAATGGCACTAATGCCAAGTGAAACAAGCGCACAGATTGCTAATGCTACAAACGGTATTGAACCGCCACGTAGTTTAATTAGTATCAAGCAAAGCAAGCACGGAGTGCTGAAGCAAGTTGTTCCAGAGTTTAAAAGACTAAAGAACAAATATGATTTACTTTGGGAGCAGCGCAGTCCTGAAGGATACATTAAAATTATGGCAGTATTACAGAAGTATATTGACCAAGGTATTAGTGTAAACACAAGTTACAACCCGAGTTATTACGAAGACGAAAAGATTCCTTTAAGCGAAATGTTACAACATCTATTAATGTTCTATAAGCTAGGTGGCAAGCAGTTGTATTATTTTAATACCTTTGACGGCCAAGGCGAACTTGATGTTAATAAAATGTTTGCTGATGAAAGTACTCCTTTAGCTCAAGTAGAATATGATGAAGATGACTGTGAAAGTTGCACCATCTAAAGTTGACAGACTAGTGTAGCTATGCTATACTGAATATACAAGTAAAGGAACACACACATGAGCGTTTTTAATACCAAAAACAAAGCGGACCATACAAAGGTCTTGGCATTTTTAGACCCATCGGGCGGCCCGACAATCCAACGCTACGATAGTTTAAAATATAAACAGTTTGACGGCCTAACCGACAAACAACTTGGGTTCTTTTGGCGACCAGAAGAAGTTGATATCTATCAAGATAGTAAAGACTTTAAGGCACTAAGTGAACATGAGCGTCATATCTTTACAAGTAATTTGAAGCGTCAAATCTTGTTAGATAGCGTACAAGGTAGAGCACCGGTAGAGGCGTTCAGTCCTATTGTAAGTTTGCCAGAGATTGAAAACTGGATCACAACATGGACGTTCAGTGAAACTATTCACTCACGTAGTTATACACACATTATTCGTAACGTGTATAGTAACCCTAGCAAAATCTTTGATGAGATGCTAGATATTAATGAGATTGCAGATTGCGCAGGCGACATTTCAAAGTATTACGATGATCTTATTGAACTAAGTAGTTGGTACAACTTACTAGGTGTAGGTACTCATACAGTTAATGGTAAGAAGATCACAGTTGATCTTTATGAACTAAAGAAACTGCTATGGCTTACATTAATGAGTGTTAACATTCTTGAAGGTGTTCGCTTTTACGTTTCCTTTGCTTGTAGCTGGGCCTTTGCAGAACTTAAGAAGATGGAAGGCAATGCTAAGATTATTAAGCTTATTGCCCGTGACGAGAATCTGCACTTAGCAAGCACTCAAGCACTTCTTAAGATTCTTAAAACAGACGATCCTGACTATGCAAAGATTGCAGACGAGACTGAAGAAGCATGTATGAAAATGTTTGTCGAAGCTGTTGATCAAGAGAAAGCATGGGCAGAGTATTTGTTTAAAGATGGATCAATGATTGGTCTTAATACTGAATTGTTAAGTCAATACATTGAATGGATCGCAACCAAGCGTATGAATAATGTTAATCTTAAGAGTCCGTATGCTACTAAATCAAACCCGCTACCGTGGACACAAAAATGGATCAGTGGGGCTGAAGTGCAAGTTGCTCCGCAGGAAACAGAGATCACAAGTTATGTTCAAGGAGGCACAAAACAAGATGTGTCATCAGATACCTTTAAAGGGTTTAGCTTATGATTGAAATTTACGGCAAGCCGCAGTGTCCTTTTTGCGATCGAGCAAAGGCACTGTGCGAAACAAGACAGTTAGAGTATACATACAAACAACTTGGTGTAGACTTTGGCCGTGAGGAAGTTTTAGAATTGTTCCCAGGAGCAAGAACATTCCCACAAATAAAAGTAAACGGTACCAGTATTGGCGGCTTTGACAAGCTAGGCACTTACTTGGAAGAAACTAACTATAACGGAACAGGATGGACACTATAATGCTTATTGAACTGCCTTATAAAGTAGGAGATACAGTCTCCTTTAAACTTAACTCGGGCGAAGAATTAGTAGCTCGGTTAGATGAAGAAACACCAACTGCATACAGACTACATAAACCAATGTGTCTTGTTATGCAAAACAACGGACTAGGATTAGCACCGTTTATGTTTGGCGCAACGCCAGAATCGAAGTTTATGCTTCAAGCACATGCAGTAAGTTGTATTACTAAAACTGAAACAGAGATTTCTAAACAGTATACTTCGTCAACATCAAATATTAAGTTAGCTTAATTTATAGGTTGACAGCCGCCTCTTTCTATTGTATACTAGTAACATAATTAGGCAATAGAAAGAGGCAAATATATGAAAAAGATTATTGTAACAGACTGCGACGGAGTTCTACTCAATTGGGAGTATGCATTTTGCGTATGGATGTCACAACGTGGGTATAACGAAATCGAAGGCGGCAATATGGAATATAATATTGGTAAACGCTTTGGAATGAAAGTATCCGATGCAATTAAACAAGTAGAAATATTTAACCAAAGTGCAGCAATGGCATTTCTGCCAGCACTACGTGATGCACGTTACTGGGTTAAGAGACTACATGAAGAGCATGGATATGATTTTCATTGTATTACTTCAATGTCTTTAGATCCTAACGCTAAGAAACTACGCCAAATGAATTTAGATAAATTGTTTGGTCCTACAGCATTTCCAGTATTAGAATGTTTAGATACAGGTGCAGACAAAGAAGAAGCACTTGAGAAATATCGCGACACTGGCTACTACTGGATTGAAGATAAGTTTTCAAATGCTGTTGCAGGACAAGCAGTAGGCATGCACCCAATACTTATTGAACACGGGTGGAACATGCAAGAAGATATACCAAAAGGTATGAAAAAAGTTACAACTTGGAAAGAGTTGTATAATTATATAACAGGAGAATAATATGAGTGATCAATCACAACACGAACAAATTGTTGCAGCATTTAATGCGTATCTAGTTGAACATGCGGCTTGGGAAGATAAGAATGTTAAAGCAGCAGCTACTCGCGCCCGTGGCGCACTAGGTGACTTAGGCAAGCTAACAAAAGCTCGCCGTGCAGAAATCCAAGAACGTAAGAACTCAATGTAATGAGCGGTCAACGACGATGGCTTACAACTTGGGCTAGAACCGTTGGCATGCCCGTTGGAATTACAGACGACGATAAGCCAGAGTTTCTTCCTATTACACAACGCGATGTAAAGAAGGCTTTGGCTTTTCGAACGTTTTGGATAATATTGCATGTAATAACATGCTGTATGATTATTGTTGGTAATGGAAGGACACTAGCATGGTGGTAACATGAAATGTAAACAAGGCGACTTTGCCCGTATCCTGCATTCAGTAAACCCAAACAATATTGGACGAGTTGTAAAAGTAGTAGAGTACATCGGCAAGTTTGAAGCCGATGACACATTTGAAGCACACGGTATGACTTGTACTTGTATAATACATGATCACTATTGGTGGATTGAAGGTGACGATATTACAATTCAATTAGGACCAAGTCCAAAAGCATATATTGCTGATACTTGGTTAGAACCAATCCGTCCACAAGAAAAAGATATAGAAGAAACTACTGAAAAAGAGCTTGACATGTTTAGTTAAACGTGTTATAAATAGTAT